GCTCGGACAAAGCCGAGCACAGTTTAGCGAGAAGATTTCTTTGAAGCATCTGCTTCTTTTTTATATTCTTCGATTGTTCTTTCAAGCCACCAAGTCCTTAGGCCTATAGGTAAATTGTAAAGTTCAAACAAAGACCAGCCACCATAGTGTTTTAAAGTAAAGAAAGCCTCATAGACTTGCTCCATATACTCATCGGTCAGGCCAAAAAAAGTCAGTCCCGAACGGAACCAGCATTGCCTCCTCGTGTTCGCAATTCTTGCAAACAAACGTTTGTTCCATTTTAATGTCAGGAGATATAATTCTAAAACAGTCTCGGATAAAACGAGCATCACCAGCTGTCATATTGTCGGCAACATAGTTGATCGTCTTTGCATCGTTGTGGCCATTTAAGTCCACGATAAAGAGCTTCATTTGCTTTGTAATGAGGTTGTTTGTCGCATCCTTGACCTTACCCCCTGACATCATTTCTATCTCGTCTTGACCCGTTAGCGGGCGTATACGAGCAACAATACTGGACAATGGCAGAGTAACTGAAAAGGTTCCGTCTTCGTTATCTTGGATGTCTGTTCCTTCGATTTCATCGCCATGGTATTCTTCGTGGTCTGCGAGGTTGAATTTGAACTTAGAAGTCTCACCACATGCTGGACATACAACGGATGTCTTGTATTCGGCACCATACGCTGAAGCTCTAGCATGAATTATAATTGCGTTTCTGTCTCCGATGTACATCGACCTTGCATCAATCGATTTGTCTTTAATAATGTTTTGAATGAGTCTGTCAATGGCTAAGCCTTTTTTAAGCAACGATCTGTTCGTTAGAATGTCTTCGTCTTTTGCTGTCATGTACCTAATTTCGACAGAGTCCTTTCCATGGAGCGGATGCTCTTCTGGATATCTTCCCTTTGAAGGCAATTGTACAAATTCGCTTGGCGTAACGAAATCCATTGGATTTGCCATTTGCGGCGCATCCTCTGATGGGGTTGGTTTGTGACCGCCCATTAATCGGTCTTCATTGTTTCTTCTCATTTAATCTCCGAGTTTACTTTTCTGTTAATTCAGCCCAGTCATAGGCCACGTCTAGCGTGTATTCTACGAGTCCGTCGTCTCCGTAGTCCAAGTCTCCCCATGATACTTTTGTAATCAATGGATTGTATATGGTCCACACTTCAGTCGGATCACCATTGCCGTTTACCTGATGGATCTTAAATACAGATCCATCGGTTGGACTTGCTGACGATCCAAATGATAGATCGATCATCGCAGCTTTCTCTGGCGATACAACCCTAGATAGTTCAGGATTAGCACTGGCTGTATTACTGGGTGTTACGTAACCTGATGCTAACAACATTTCCCACAGGGTTTTACTAGTGGCTCTAGGATTCGATTCCAATTCCTTGGCGCCAACTTTTGTTATTCCTGATCCCCAAATGCCGGCATCAACAAATTTGATGCTTATACTCTCCCATTTGGGAATCCCGGGATACTTGTAAAAGTGATTGATTAATTTGTATTCCTTAGCCTCAATACTCACTGACGGCTTAGAGACAGACGAGACGGAATACAAAATGCCTCCCGTCCCAATCGATACATAAAACTTGTTTTTTCTTTTTGGCTCTGTTTCTCTATTAGACCACCAGCTCACTTAAGACTCCTTACTATGCTCCACCTGGAAGCTGAAATTTATAGCCGTCTTCAGTCTTGAGTTGTGCCCAGTCATACATAACTGTCAACGCTATGTCCGAAAGGTCATCTGAATCATATGAAAGGTCACTGAAAGCAACAGAGGTAAAGAATGGATTGTGTAGTGTCCACGTTTCAACTGCAGTACCCACTGAATCAAGTTGAATTATCTGGAATGTTCCAAGTGCATCAACAGCCTTTGCTTTATTCATAGTGTTCATAGCTAAAGGGCTACCGTTTACGTAACCAGACTCAGGAAACACATAGCCGGCTTGGCTCATAATTTCTAAAGTTTGCTTAGCCGCGTCTGGACTTACAGGATCTACCAATGTAAGGTTGATATCTTCCCACTTAACGCTTCCCGGGTACTTAAATGTATGTCCCATAAATTTATGCTCAGTTGGATCTACGGTCATCTTCGGCTTGTCGACAGACTTTGCCCACCAAATTACTTGGTTAGCTGTCTCTGGACTTGTGCCTCCACCGAATAAAACTTTAAACCTAAACTTTCTCTTTGGATCTTGTGCAGCTGCACTTAATGTTTCTCCCCAAAATGCCATGATAATTATCTCCTATTTATTCTTAATTAGTGGTTTAGACGAAATCTGCACCGGTTTTTGTGATGACAAAGTCAACAACAATATATTCAATCGCACGGGCTGGCTTGATATAGATCTTAGCATACATGATGTTACGATCAATCAAATCAGCAGTTGTAGTTGTTTCATCCAATATTAATTTGTAGTCTGACAACCCGAATCTAGCTTTGGTGCTAGACAAAATTGGTTCAACTTGTCCTTTAAATCGATTCCAAGTTGTTTCAAGGTTGTTGTCAAACAATAGTTTTCTAGAAATATCAGACACTTCTGCTTTTAAGAAAAGAAGTAAGCGACGGACATTAATACGATCAAGAGCGGATTGATCTGCTTGAAGGGTTTTCTGACCAAAGATTACAACGCCTTCAGCAGGGAATGTTGCAATTGGATTAATGTTAACTTCGTACAAAGAATCTCTTTCTTTAGAGTCAAGACGTTGTCTTGCTTGAAGAACTTTTGGTCCACGATTACCACCTAGGAATCCGAGACCTCCGCGATTAAATCCTGCAGGAGCAAACCACAATTCTGATTGCGCTTGAGATTTACCAAATGCGCCTAGGGCTGCAACAGATGGTGGGATCCAAACCAGCTCTTTGTTGTTCAAATTATCAGAGACTTGAACCCATGGGTAAAATGTCGAAGCATAAGAAGAATTTAAATTTCTAGTCTTAATTGAAGCCACTGCATCGGTTACACTCCCAAGTGAATTAGAATCTGTATCTTGAGTTCTTCTTTCAGCGCTTGGCTTATAGTCATTCTCAAGGTCAATAATTGCAAGAACATCTTTTCTACTTTCAGCAGTTGAGATTATTCTATCAGTTATTAAAGGTTTTCTAATTCCTGGCATAAGAATGAGGTTTGCCGGAACTACTTCTGGATCTAGAACAGAGTCTAGTGCCTTGTTCATTGTGTATTGAAGATAGTTCGTTGTATCATTTCTAGTTGTGCCAATTAGGTCATCTCTCAATGGTTCTTTCTCTGTAATATCCCATCCTTCAAATCCACCGTGAAGTGGCATCAAGAATTGACGAACATTTTTGTCAAGAAGTGCTCCGAAAGTATTTAATTTTGTATATGAAGTGCCTGCTGTATAGGAAGCATCTGTATAAGTTACAGTGTTTGCTGCCGTATCGACAACCAAATCATCCAAAGTAAATGTGAATGAAAGTTCAAAGTCGTCACCAGGAGTGAATGAATCTGTACCAACAGCCAATCTTCTCAAATAATCACAGTAATCTGGATCATGCTGAGTTGATAGTGAACTAATTGCTGGGCGAATTCCGTAGTAAGCACGGTAAGGGTCGGCTGCTCCGCCTTCAGTTCCGTTTGCTCTCAAAGGAATTGATGGGAATTTGAATGATGCAGTGAAGTTGAAAGGTCCATCCACGAATGCCGTAGTTGACCCGCCAGTTGCGGGAACGGAATCGTTTCCTTTGACGAATGCTCCATCAAAATCGTCTGTATCACTTCCACCGGTGAAGTTTTGGTCATCGTCGTCAGCAACACCTTGGTTTGTAAATGCACCTGCTTCTGCATTAGCAAATTTTATTTTGGCATCATTACCAGAATTTCCAGGAGTTATCACTTCTGCGGTTACTGTATCGGTTGAAACAGTAGCTTCAAATCCAGAAACCGCTTCTAAGGCAACTTCAAGATTCGTAGCAGTGCTGTTGTTTGCTGTTCCCGCTGTTTGGTGTCCATTGACAAAGAAGTCAGCATTAGCTGTCTTAGCTGTTTCGGTACCTATCAAGCTCTGTAAGGTCACAGTTGTAGCACCAGTGGCATTCCCTGCTGTAAATGTTTGAGTTGCACCACCAGCAGTAGTTCCTAGCGTGGTTTGGGCAATAGTTATTTTAGCTATTGAAGTAGCGCTAGCCCATGCCCCACCATAAGCACCAAGGTTGGCTCCCACAGAAGTTTGAGATCCACGTAGTTGGATTTTAACACCATCAGTATTTACTACGCTTGCTTCAAATACGGAACCAAGGTCTCCACCATTTGTAGGTACGGCAATATTAGCAGCAGTGGTACCATATTTAATGGCTGCTGAAAATGCTCGACCACTAGCAGTTACAAGAGCGTCATCTTGTTTAGCTGTCAATGCATTGACAATCATCTGAGCTAACTCGGCTTTACTGGCATAGTTTCCGCTACCGCCCGCTTGAGCAGCAATGAAAATTTGATCTGTTCCGGGATTTGTTGCTGCGACACTGACCATATTTTGAAAGACAACTTCAATTGTTCGACTCTTAAGTACGGCTCCACTTCTATCTGTTGTTTCATTGATGGCTTCATTTGCGAAAACAATACTGAAAGAGTCAGAATCTAGATCGGATGCTACTAGTGACGTGACAAAAACACCACCGTTAGCGGAGACTGTACCATTTGAAAGAATTGCACCGTCTCCAGTCTTAATCTTGGTAGTGCTATTAATTTGAAGAGTTGCTGTTGCTTTAACGCCAGTATTCGTATCATCACCAAAAGTGTTTGCACCTTTTGACCCATAAGCTAAAGTAAATCCTTTAGGTCTAACAGGTCCTTTGAAGCCAGCAGGTAGTAGTCCTTGTCCACCACCGTCTTTAATGAATTGCTTCATGTCGACATAAATGATGTCTGATTGGTTTTGGAAGTCTCCATAAGTTCTGTAACGACGATCTGTGTCGCTCCACAATTGGTATTGATCTCCGATTCTTTTAGAAAGGAAGTCCGGAGAAGAAGGGTTTAAGTTACAACCAGCATAGCGTTCGATTGTTTGACCCGCAATATTCTTGATAGCTACGGTAAATGTTCCAAAAGCATTGACGGTTGGATTTGACGGCTCAAGTATGTCTTCAATTGCAATCATGTAATTTTTTTCAATTTCTTGACCAACGTGAAGGGACTTGAATCTAAACAAGTCTTGTTGAGTCTTTTCTTGCTGACATATGACGTATCCAGAGTAAGCTTCTTTTGAGCCCTCTTTGTGATCCGACCAGTTAACTGATCCACTTTCAAGTGGTAACAACATTCCATATACTTCACCTGCGGCAGCTGACGTAAGAGTTGAGACTTCACGAGCAAATGACTCGCCAAGCCAATAAGTTTTTTGTTGAGCAGTTGCAACAGTCGTTGTATTAACCAACTGAGGGTTTGTGTTGAATACTGAACGTATGTATTTTGAAGAGTTTCTACTAAAATTAAAGGTAAGATTATCGCTAGCTACTGATCCTGCTGTGTAAGCTTGAAGAGTAAATTCACAATTTGATCCAACACTTTTAATAAAAGTCCCAGCTTCTTTTGTGCTGGGAATACTGGTAGATGCTTTTGTACCATCGAGAGTCAAATATCCACTGTTAGCATAAAACACAGCAGCAAGCGATCCTGTCCCAAAGTCTGTTGCACCTGAGGCACATAGAAATAAACCATAAGCAGTAGCATTGTCACCTGGAGTTGCCGAGGGATCCTTTGGAAGTTCCCAACCAGCTACACCAAATCCAGTAGCACCAGTCTTTTGCTCACCAGCTAGTCTAACAATAGTGACTGGAGATTCTTCTGATGCCAACCAAGCTTGTGCAGCATAGGATGCATAGGTGGGGCCGGTCATGTTGCCGTCTCGCCACATATCACCTTGTATACCGTTACCGCCAGGTATTGGTAGTCCAAATACAGACACGAAGTCGTCAAGGTTGCGAACTTTTACTGGTTTGTTAGCGGGTCCTTTTCTAGTTCGACCAATAATAATTGGTCCTAATGCGTCTGCCTCTTGTGGGATGAAGCTTTGGTCAATCTCGCGGATTTCAATTCCGGGTGAAAGAAAATCAAATTTTTTAGCCATCGATTTATCTCCTTAATAAAATCATTTTTCCTAATAAATAGTAGCTCTATTATCCAAAATCACTAAAAGTCTCTAAAACTATCATCATCGGACTCCCATGGTTTTGAGTCTCCGACAATTGT